AGCAGAACCAAATCCTGTAGAAGGAAGACATGAGACTATATTCCCGATGTTTGAGTTTGAAATGAAGGGAGGAGTAGATGAACTTGAAGATATGGAAAAGGAATTGTGTGAATGGATAGGTTTACCATTAGATCAAGTTAATGTCAAAACTTATTCGGATTGGGAAAAGGAATTTAGAACAGATGAACTTGATCATGCTCATGAACTTGCAATTGGTCGTGGTATGATTACTAAATTTCCAGAAAGAACATCACCCTTCTGGAATATGGCAAGAAACTCTGATGATACCAGTAAGAAGATTGATGTTATCTTAGGTGGTATGGAAACTATTGGTAGTGCAGAACGTAGCACCGATAAGGAACAGATGCGTGAAACATTCCATACTATTTCTGATGGTCAATATGCTGAATTACTCTACAAATTATTTGGTAAGGAAAGAGTCGAGAAAGAACTTGATGAGTTCCTTGAGTTCGACTTCTTCCCCAGAAGTGGAGGAGGAATCGGGATGCAACGCCTAATGAGTGCTCTTTCATAGAGCCTCCATTGTGAGGTGGCGAAACTGGTAAACGCTGCAGTCTGTTTAACTGTTGTTCCTGGCGGGACTTGTAAGTTCGATTCTTACCCTCACAGTTTAAAAGAATATTTATAAATACACGTAGGAGACCTGCGTTCTATCATGTTGTGTAAAGTACGAAAGTCCATTAAAGAATATCGTGAATGGCAGTTAAAAATGTATAATCGTTGGGAGGATACTCTGGAAGTAAGACTTGCAGGTATTAAAGCAGCGAGAGAAAAACTTGAAGAACAAATAAGCAGAGATACTACTGATGACACAATCACTTAAGTGGGTTTTTAGACTCATCTTTGTTGTGGTTGGATTTGAATTAGCAATTGTATCTTCTACTATTGCAGGTTGTTTTGCTACTGACAGATGTGATAAAGATACCAGAGATGGTATTGAACGTACTATGAATAGTCTAGCAACCAAAGCATTTGCATTATATGCTGCTGAAAAAGCAGGTCAAGCAAATGAAGCAAAGAGGAAAAAAGAACCTTGCCCTAATTGTGGAGAATAAGAATGGCATCTGGAGGAAGAGACTCTCAAATTGAAAATAGGAATTTTCTAGCACCTGTAGGGTTTAAATTTAGTTTGAAGAGAAGTCCTGGTGTTGCTTTTATGTGCAATCAGGCTAATATCCCTGATATAAGTTTGGGAGAAGCAACTCAACCAACATATCTTAGAGATATTCCTACACCAGGTGATAAGGTTGATTTTGGTGATTTAACTTTAAGATTTTTAGTTGATGAGAATCTTAAAAACTTTATGGAGATCCAAAATTGGATTAGAGGACTAGGATTTCCAGAGAGTACTCAAGAGTTTAGAGACCTTACAAAAGGTGGATTGACACAAGGAAGGTATGTTCAGGATAAACAGAACGTATATTCTGATGGAACTCTTCAGATATTAACAAGCAATATGGTAGCAAAATTCAATGTTAATTTTAAGGACTTGTGGCCTACATCCTTGACAACTTTAACTTTTGATGCTACAGATACAGATATAGAATACTTTACAGCAGACGTATCTTTCAAGTATACTATATACGACCTAACTGATTTAAGTGGAACTGATTTATGATTGATCTGGAGTCGCTCCAGAAGATGTGGGAAGAAGATTCAAAAATAGATAGAGATAATCTACACGAAGAATCATTGAATATTCCATCTCTTCATGCAAAATATTTTGAATTATATAATACAATATTCCTTCTAAGAAAGAAAGCAGATCAGCAAAGGAAGAATATCCGTCATGAACGGTATGAGTATTTTAGTGGCAAGTCAGACCCAGATGTATATGTAAAAGATCCATTTCCAAAGAAGATACGAGATAAAGATACAATGCAAAAGTATCTTGATGCAGATGAGAAACTTTCAAACTCATCTCTTAAGATAGAATACTATGATACAATGCTTGCATATATTGAAAGCATTCTTAAAGTGATACAGAACAGAACATATCAGATTAAGAATGCAATTGAGTTTATGAGATTTCAATCTGGGCTGGGTTGACAAGGTACTCTAAATACTTTTAGATGCATGGGATAGTTGATTGACACTACTGCCAATCTTGTTATATCCAAAGCGAATGAAGTATTTCTACAAGTTAATGCTGAACCTCATATAGAATATGAACTGAGGGATCATTTTACATTTGAAGTAGAAGGGGCAAAGTTTATGCCTCAATACAGAAAACGCAATTGGAACGGTGAAATTCATTTATTCGATTTAAGATCGAAGAGGATTTATATTGGGTTGTTGGATAGAATTGTTTCCTTTTGTAAGAGAAGAGATTATACTTATAAGTTTGTAGATAACGAATATTACGGAACCCCTTATGAAGAGAATGAGGGGATATCATATGAGGGTGTCAAGGATTATATGAGATCTATTTGCTCTCATCGTCCAAGGGAATACCAAGTAAAGGGAGTATGCGATGCTTTAAAACATAATAGAAAGCTATTGATATCACCCACTGCTTCAGGCAAATCTTTGATGATTTATTCTCTTGTAAGGTATTATGTAGAGAAAGAGCAAAAAATTCTCTTAGTTGTGCCAACGACATCTCTCGTAGAGCAGATGTATAAAGACTTTTACGATTATGGTTGGGATGCTGAGTCATACTGTCACCGTATATATTCTGGTAAAGAAAAAACTAATGAATATCCTGTTACTATTACTACTTGGCAATCTGTCTATAAATTAGAAAGATCCTTTTTTGAAGACTATAATGTAGTTATTGGTGATGAGGCTCACTTATTTAAGAGCAAGTCCCTTATATCTATAATGACAAAACTCCATCATGCAAAATATAGATTCGGATTTACTGGTACATTAGATGGTACACAAACTCATAAGTGGGTATTAGAAGGATTGTTTGGGCCATCTTATAAGGTGACAAAGACTGATGAACTAATGAGGCAAGGACATTTATCAAAATTAGATATACAATGTTTGATACTCCAGCACCCTCCTCAAAAATTTGAAACATATCAGGATGAAATAGAATATCTTATTAGTCATGAACAAAGAAATAACTTCATAAAAAATCTCGCATTAGATTTAAAAGGAAATACTTTGGTTCTGTTTTCACGAGTCGAAGCACATGGTCAGGTTCTTTACGATTTGATAAATAGTAATAAGCATAATGACCGTAAATTATTTTTCGTTCATGGTGGAGTGGATGCAGAAGAGAGGGAATCAGTAAGAGAAATTACTGAAAAGGAAAACAACGCTATTATCGTTGCATCTTATGGAACTTTTTCTACAGGCATTAATATTAAGAACCTCCATAATGTTATCTTTGCCTCACCGTCAAAATCACGAATTAGAAATCTGCAAAGCATTGGACGAGTACTTCGTAAAGGAAAGGATAAGCATAAGGCGGTTTTATATGATGTTTCAGACGACTGTACCTACAGATCAAAAAAGAATTACACATTAAATCACTTCATAGAAAGAATCAAAATCTACAACGAAGAAAATTTTAATTATGAAATAATTACTATACAACTAAAGAAATGATAGAAGACGAATTTTATGCAACAATTAAATTAAATTCAGGAGAGGAGATATATGCTAAAGTAGCAGCTTCTGAAGAGGAGGGTCGCACGATGCTCATACTCCATAGTCCTATAACAATCGTTGAAGTGAAACAAAGAGGTTCTATGGTTGGTTATAAAGTAGAACCTTGGTTAAAGACAACTAAGGATGATATGTTTATTATTAATATGGATAAAGTTATAACTCTATCAGAATCTAATGATATGGAAATTATATCTGTCTATCAACAATTTGTTCAAGATATGGCTCGTAGTAAATCTGGACAACCAAAACTAACTCGAAGGATGGGATATGTTGCCTCTGTAAATGATGCTAAAGATATTCTAGAAAAAATATATAAAAAGAAAAGTAGCTAAGTTATCCCTTGCACCCTGACAGAGTTATTCTAATGGTGAAATGATAACTTGTCAAGCAATTTCATAAGTGTTATAATATCTACATAATAGTGATAAAGACTTATGATTAAAACAGGCACTATGGCTAAAAGAAAAAGGTCTGAACACTATGTGAACAATAAAGAGTTCTTGGCAGCTTTAATTAAATATCGTGAAGATATTGAAATTGCTCAAATTCAGGATAAACCTAAACCGCCTATACCTCGATATATCGGGGAGTGCTTCTTAAAAATTGCAAATCACTTATCGTTCAAACCAAATTTTGTAAACTACATGTTTAAGGAGGACATGATTTCTGATGGAATCGAAAATTGCGTTCAATACATACATAATTTTAATCCTGAGAAATCCCGTAATCCTTTTGCATACTTTACGCAGATTATACATTATGCGTTTCTCCGCAGAATACAAAGAGAGAAAAGACAATTAGAAATTAAAAATAAGATTCTTGAGAGATCAGGTTTTGATGAAGTCTTTCATGGTGACAAGGTTGACGGAATGGACTCTGCAGATTATAATAGCATCAAAGACGCTGTGCATTCTAAGCTTCGTTATTAATGAAAATTGCTATCATAACTGATCAGCACTTTGGAGCAAGAAAAAATTCAAAACTTTTTCACGATTATTTTCTAAAGTTCTATAATGATGTCTTCTTTCCTGCACTCGAAAAGGAAGGTATTACCACTGTTATTGATATGGGTGATACCTTTGATAGTCGTAAAGGCGTAGATTTTTCTGCATTGTCGTGGGCAAAGGATAATTATTTTGATAGGTTGAGAGATATGGGCATTACTGTCCATACTGTAGTTGGTAATCATACAGCATATTATAAGAATACTAATGATGTAAATGCAATAGATCTTTTATTGCGTGAGTATGATAATATAAAAGTATATTCAGAGACAGTTCCTATAGAGGTAGGTGGTCTGAGTATTCTTCTTGTTCCTTGGATTAATTCTGAGAATAAAGAAAAGAGTATATCTATGATTAAAAAGTCAAGTTCTCCTGTGTGTATGGGACATCTTGAGTTAAATGGATTCAGAGCAACTCCAGGCCATATGATGGAACATGGAATGGATTGGAGTATATTTAAGAAATTTAAGAAGACTTATTCAGGACATTATCATTGTCGTTCAAATGAGGAGAACATTTATTATCTTGGTAATCCTTATGAGATGTTCTGGAATGATGTGAATGATAAGGAACGTGGATTTCATTTCTTTGATACAGAAACATTAATACATACCCCAGTTAATAATCCATACAGGATCTTTAAGATCATTTATTATGAAGATCAGGATTATCAGACCTTTGATACTCGTGAGTATGAGAATAAGATTGTCAAATTGATTGTTAAGAAGAAAACTAAACCCAGAAAGTTTGAAAAATTTGTTGATAAATTATATTCTTCTAATGTAGCAGAGTTAAAGATAATAGAGAATTTTCAGTTCCAAGAAGCTGAAGATTTTGAGGCATTTGAATCTGAAGATACTTTGTCTATTCTTAATAGATATGTTGAAGATTCTGAGATTAACTTAGAGAAATCAAGAATACAGAAGATGCTTCAGGATGTTTATAGAGAGGCATGTGAATTAATATGATCGATACTATACGTGTTTATGATAAAGCACTTCCAGATGCTTGGTGTGAAAATATAATTGAGATGTTTGAAAATAACTCTGATGAGCATCATACATTAACTAATAGAAATTTTTGTCCAAAATTTACTGAACTCTGTATTAACAGAGCATCTCCTGCCCATGTTAGTGGATTGGTTCAGTTTGTTCTTAAAGTATATGATAAGTATAGAAATGATGTTGGTGTAAGGTTCATACCACAATTTACTCAGTTAGAAGAGTTTAGAGTTAAGAGATATCTTGTAGGTAATGGTGATCGTTTTGATGAGCATGTTGATATACAAAGAGAAAGGACTGCTAAAAGAGCTGTATCATTTCTTTTTTATTTGAATACTTGTGAAGGTAGTACAGTCTTTACAAGACAGGAGTTGAATGTTTCACCAAAACGTGGTAGAGTGGTAGTATTTAATCCTACTTGGGAATATCCCCATAAAGGACTTCCCCCAACAGTTGATAGTAAGTATGTTATGAGTACCTACTTACACTATCCAAATTTATCTAATTTAGATAATCCATATGAAATAGGTGCAGAACCAAAGGATGGAGAACTCGATTAGTAATGTATATTTTAACTGTTCATGGGAAAGAAAATGAGGGTGCATACTCTGTTCAAAATGATGATGGAGAACAGGTATTATATCTTTTTGAAGAAGAAGATGATGCCTGTAGATATGCTATGCTTCTAGAAGAAATGGATTATCCTGATATGCATGTTATAGAAGTTGATCCTGATATGATGCTTGCTGCATGTGATTCTCATGGACATGACTATACTGTCATTACTAAAAATGATATTGTAATTCCTCCAAACACTGAACATGATTTTATTTGAAAAAGTTCGTTGGAAAAATTTTCTTTCAACGGGTAATCAATATTCTGAAATAAATTTCCAAGGAAAATCTACTACATTAATTGTCGGATCAAATGGATCGGGTAAGAGCACTGTTTTAGATGCACTTACTTTTAGTTTATTTAATAAGCCTTTTCGTAAGATTAGTAAAGGTCAATTAGTTAACTCTACTAATGAAAAGGATTGTAGAGTAGAGTTGGAGTTTTCTATTGGTACAATTAGTTGGAAAGTAATAAGAGGAATAAAACCAAATATATTTGAGATATGGAGAGATGATAATCTTTTAGACCAAGCATCTTCTGTTAATGATCAACAGAAGTGGTTAGAGCAGAATGTTCTTAAGATGAATTATAAATCTTTTACACAGATTGTAGTTCTTGGTAGTAGTACGTTTGTTCCTTTTATGCAACTTACTGCAACTAATCGTAGAGAAGTTATTGAAGATTTACTTGATATAAAAATCTTCTCTTCGATGAATAATATTATAAAAGATAAGATTAAAATATCTAAAGATGATATTAGAACTTTAGAATTAAAGAAAGAATCATTGAATGATAAACTTTCTATGCAAGAGAATTTTATGGAGGAGATAGAGAATCGTGGTAAGGAACGTATTGAGAGAAAAAAAGATAAAAAGGATAGTTTAAGTGATGAAATATGTATTCTTACAATGAAGAATGAGGGGTTAGAAGATGATTTATATGGTCTTAATAAAGAACAGGAAGTGGTTTTAGGTGCAGGTGAAAAGTTAGTGAAACTTAACAATCTTAAAGGTAAAATTTCCAATAAAGTATCTACCATTACTAAAGAGCATAAGTTTTTCACAGACAATACAGTTTGCCCTACATGTACACAATCTATAGATGAGTCTTTCAGAATAAATAAAATCAACGACGCTCAAACTAAAGCCAAGGAGTTGCAATCTGGGTATAAAGAACTCGAAGATGCAATTAAAACAGAACAGGAGCGAGAGCGTCACTTCACTCAACTATCACAGGAGATTACAAAACTAACGCATGGCATTTCTAAAAACAATACTAAAATCACTGGTTGTCAAAAGCAGATCAGCGATTTGGAATCGGAAATTCAAACAATTACCGAACAACTTGCAAATAGAAATACTGAGCATGACAAGTTAGAAACATTTAAAACAAATCTTCAAGAGACTTATGACGAGTTAGTCTCACATAAAGACACAATCAAATATTATAACTTCACTTATGGTTTATTGAAAGATGGTGGAGTTAAGACTAAAATCATCAAGAAGTACTTACCGTTGATAAATCAACAAGTAAACCGTTATCTGCAGATGATGGACTTCTACATAAACTTTACTCTTGATGAGGAGTTTAATGAAACTATTCAATCCCCAATACATGAGGATTTTTCTTATGCATCATTTAGTGAAGGTGAAAAGCAAAGAATTGATTTAGCACTTCTCTTTACATGGAGAGAAGTAGCTAAGTTTAAGAACTCAGTTTCAACCAACTTGATGATATTAGATGAAGTATTTGATAGTTCATTAGATGGTCAAGGAACAGACGAGTTCTTAAAAATCATCCGATACGTGATTCAGGATGCAAACATATTTGTTATCTCCCATAAAACTGGTATGGAAGATAAGTTTGAGGATCACATTCGATTTGAAAAAATTAAAGGATTTAGTAGGATGGCATCATGATTGGAATTGTTGGTAATGGCTTTGTAGGTAATGCTGTATATCAAAACCTACGAGATAAAGTAAAAACAAAGATTTATGATGTGGATAAGAACCGATGTCTTAATCCACTAGAAGAAGTTATACAACAAGATTTTATTTTTGTCTGTCTTCCAACCCCAATGAGAATGGATGGAAGTTGTGATCTCTCTATTCTGGATAAATTTTTTGAAGATCTACCAGATCATTTAACAGGAACTTTTGTTATTAAATCTACTGTTCCTGTAGGTACTACAAAGAAGTACACTGAAAGACATAATGTAATTCATAATCCAGAATTTCTCACCGCACGAAATGCTGTAGAGGATTATGCCAAAGCAGAAAGAAATGTTGTCGGGGGTGATGAAGAATTGTGTATTGATTTTGTTCGTTTCTTTGAGCAGTGTTTTCCTGAAATCCAAAGTATCATTACCTCCTCGGATGAGAGCGAAGCAATCAAATATTTGATTTCTGCCAAGCAGCAGGAATTGATTATAGTAAAGTAAGAGAAGGAGTTACTGCTGATAGTAGAATAGGTAAGTCACATACTCAAGTTCCAGGTATAGATAATGATAGGGGATTTGGTGGAACGTGTTTCCCTAAAGACCTTAACTCATTAATCACACAGTTTGAGCAGCGTGGTCTTGACTGCGATATGTTAAAAGAGGTGTGGTTATATAATCAAAATATTAGAACAGTTATTGATTGGCCAGTGACATGAAATCTAAACTAAATTATGCTGCAACTATAGGTTACGTTGCTACAGTAATATTGACAGGAGGACTTGTGTATCTCGGTCATAGTAATCATAGACTATCAGATAGTAATGATGAACTTACTGCAGAAG